AAGGGATCATATAAATAAAAATATAATTTCCATGCATTATTTGGCAATGCTGGAGCTGTAAAATCGTAGCTTTTCCATCTTCTATTATTTACAACATTTACTTCGTTTATAGTAGCTGTTGTTGTCCATCCGCTACTTCCTGACCAATATAACGTAGCTATTGGGGGATCACCTGGCAAAACAACTGCAACAGCTTTTACTTGCCATCTAAAACCTCTTGTTTGTCCAAATGTTGAATTAAAAAAATTATTTAATTTTAATTTATAACCAATAAAAGATGAGCCAGCTTCATTTATTGGATTTATCAATTCAGCTGTAACACTAGTTCCACTAGATGAGCTTTGTATATTAGTTGATTTTAAAGATGCATCACCTTGAAAACTAAAATTTGTATCAATACTAGAATTGGTTAATGTCCAGCCAGATGTGCCAAATTCAAATCCAGAATTATTTATAATATTAGTGCTAAAAAATCCAGCCATATTAACACTTTGTACATACTCTTTTAATGGTCGTAAATATTCTTTTGTTAAGTTATTGCCAATAGGTTGCAGATCACTTGGCACAATAGATAAAACATCAACTGTGCTAGTTGATTGATATACACCAGATGAATTATATATGTCATATTTTATATCCTCATCATTATTTGCTTGTAAACTTGCAGTTTCAGCAGCTCTAATGCCAGTTGGTATTGTGCCACCATTAGCTGTTGTTGCACTACTATCTTTTACTGATTGCTCACTGTAACTTGAGTTGTTTATTATATACCATCTGCCATAACTTTGAAATATCCTAGAATTTGTAAACTTTAACATTTGTTCTAAAACTTCTTTACAATTTTTTGGATCAACACCATCTGAGAAAAAACTATCAGCACCACAAGATGTTTGATCGAATATGTTATTACCACTAACATCATCTTTTTTTATATCATTTGAAACATATATATCTAATCCTAAATTTATATTTTCAAGTATCTCATGTATAAAAACCATAAAACTACCAGTAATTTGAACACCACCAGATGTTGTTAATGGTTGAGTAAACCCATCTAAGCTACCTAAGGCATCATAACCTCTTAAAGTTATAGGATATGGAGTTGTAGTAACAGCTTCTTGAAATTGATCTACTAACAACCACCCTTGCCAATAGGTTTGATAATTATTACTAGAATCTTTATAAAATATTTTAATTTTATATTCTCTCTCATCAGCAATATAAAAATCATCATAATTTGTTGTATCTGTAACAAAAAGATTTATTTGACAAGTTGAGCCAATTATAGGATCATAAAAATTATCATCTTGATCCCAGCTAATTTGCACTGGATCATTTGTGCCTACTAGATCATAAACAGTTCCAGTATAGCCATCTTTTAAGATTTCTATTTTTTTGCCATTTTCTAAATCATCAGAAAATTCTAATCTAAATTTAACTCCGTATGCCATTATTTGATTCTATTTCTATTCCTATCTGCTCTTTGTAATGCAACTACTAAATCTTGACCTTTCAATGCAAATTGACCGCTTACTTGTACTTGAGATGAGCCACCTTGATCACCAATCATTGATTTTAATTTATCAAGTGGTGCAATAACTTCTGGGTTTGATCTAGCACCAGGATATTCACCCATCAAGCCAAGAGTTGGACCAGATACAATACCACCTTTTGCAAATTCACCAATACCACTTAATTTACCAAACATCTTTTTAAACCCATCAGCACCACTTTCAATACCACCAATATTTAAACCCCCTAATATTGTTGATAGTACAAATGCCGCTATCGCCGCCGCTACTAATTTTTTAATAAGTGCTATTAAACCTTTTATTAATGATTTAAAAAAGTTTTCACCCTCTAGCATTGATTCAAATGCACCCATAAAAGCACTACTAATTTCTTCACCCACCATATTAGATGTTAGTGCTAAGTTTAAAAACTTTTCTTTTATAACATCTGATTCAGTTCCTAAATTTTTCATGTGATAGCTTAAAGTATTTACCCATGATGGCAAACCACCACCAGATTCATCACCACCACTAGATTCACCACCGCCAGCACCGCCACCGCCACCAATACCAATATCACTTAAAAAACTTGTAAATTTATTTTTTAAAGTTGATCCAGCATTACTTAAAGCTGTATTTAAACCATCAACTGTTTTATGCTCTAATTCTTTGCCTAAAAAATCCTCATAACCATCAGTAAAAGCATTACCAATTTCCTTTGCACCATCTTTAGCAATATTTTCGCCTTTGTTAAATCCTTTGGCTAAAATTTTTATAAAACTACCATTCATTCCCTTTTCAGAAAATTCTTTAATAAGTTCCCACATTGTTACAAAAAGATTGCTAAACTCCATAACTAAAGTTTTTGCACCTATAAAAACTGTTTTAAAAACAGCACCTAAATAAAATACTGCCTTTCTTAAATTTTCAGATGTATTATATAAATCAACAAATCTATTATATAACCCAACTAAAACTGGTGCAACTTCACCCCAATTAGTGGCTATTATATAAGCAATACCAGCTATTGCGGCGGCAAATATACCAATAGGTGAAAGCAAACCAGCTATAACACCAGATAATGTGCCAAATAAACCAAGTAAGGTTGGCAATGCTATAATTAAAGCTCCAGCACCTAAAATTAATTGTTGAGTAACACCATCTAAATTTGTAAACTTTGTGAATAAATTAGTTATAACCCCAGTTATATTTTGTATTGCTGGTAATAAACCAGTTAATAAAACAGATCCCATTTGAGCAAAAGATTCTCTAGCTCCATTTAATGCTTTTTTTAATTTAAATGAGGCACTTTTTGATGTTGCATCAAATGCTTTTTTCGTTGATCCTTGAGCAACTGCCAATTTATCAAATATCATTGTTGTAGTTTCAGCTGATTTACCAGTTAAATCTAAAACCCCTTTTAAAGCTCTAATGTTTGGAAACACTTGAGCCGCCGCATCACTATTTTTATCAAATTCTGTTTTTAAAGTTTCTAAAACAGATAATAACCCCTCATCTTTTATTTGTTGTTTTAATCCACTACTTGACAATCCCATTGATCTAAGTGCATCTTCGGCTTGATTTGTAGGTTTTAATAAACCAGCTAAAATACTATTAAGCTGGGTTGCACCATTTGCCGCATTAGTTCCAGTTCTTGACATTGCCGCTAAAGTTGCACCTACCTCATCAAAGCTAACACCTAAATTAGATGCTATTGGTAGAACACCACCCATTGCACCAGCCAACTCCTCACTGCTTAATTTACCCTCTCTAACTGCCGCTGTTAGTACATCTGTTGCACCCTCAGCTGATAGTGTTTCACTACCATAAGCATTAAGTGCTGAGGTTGCTAAATCGGCTATTTGTGCAACATCACCTAAACCAGATGCACTAGCTTTTGATGCTTGTTCTAAAACAGATATTGCATCAGCACCCTCTAAACCAGCAGATGCAATAAAAAACATTGCCTCACTTGTTTTAGCTGATGATATACCAGTTTCAGTTGCCATTCTTTTAGATGCCTCAGCAAAACTATCTAACTCTTTTCCAGTTCGCCCAACTAATGCTTCAATCTTGGTTATGTTTTTATCAAAATCTGATGCCATCTTTATAGCAGCACCACCAGCAATAGCTAATGGTAAGCTAAATTTTTGCATACTAGCACCCACCGACTTCATTTTGTTGCCGAATTGTTTTAGTTTTCCAGATGCTTGTTTAAACCCAGTTAGCTGTAAATCTAATCTTAACTTTGCCATGAATTAATTTTTATCAAAAATACAAAAAAAATAAGCCACCTATTTTGGTAGCTTAGATTGTTTTACCTTTTCTTTAAATTTAATAAATTTCTCTTTTGTTGATTTTGGTTTTCCTTTGCCTAAATAAACATCTTGAGGCAATGGGAATAATTTATCTGGTGTAATCATTTGCCCTTGTTTATTGCAATTTACATTATATAACATAGTTGCAATATATCGAGCTTGTTCCCAATTAGTATTAGTTTTAATCATGTGAGCTTCACCCAAAAGATGATTTTCCTTCCAAGTATTTTTCCAAAAATTATCTGGGTTTATGCCAACCTGACCAATATAAAAATCTAAAAGAGAATCCCAATCAAGCTGGCTACTTACTTTCCCTCTTTTGTTGGCTTAGTAGTTTTCTTTATATTTCTAGCAACACCCATATTAAGATCATTGCCTAATATTCTGGATTCCATCATTGATTTAACAACATCTGTTAATTTATCAGCATCAAAATCTTCAAGCCACATACCAACTTTAAATTCATTATAATCAATATCATTGCCTTGTTCTTGATCATGTGCTAATAAACCAGAATAAACTAAACCAATAATTGCTTTTATTGATACACCCTGACTAAATACATCACCTATTTTGTCTAGCGGTACTTGTAAAAATTCAGTAAAGTTGCTCCAGAAATTCATTGAAAAATGCATAGTTCGCATTTTGCCACCTATTTTAAGGGTATAGTAACCTCGTTTCTTGTTTGCCATATCTATATATTTATAGGGGTATAGTTCCTTAATTTATACCCCTTTTATTATTATGTAAAATTAATTACTATGCTTTACTAATTGCACCATTTATAGTGATTGATCCACTATAAGTTGCTGGTGATTCCATTTCTGCACTCATCTCAACAGAGCTTAAAAATCCAGATCCAGAATATACAGCATCACCAGTTTCAGCAGTTCCAAAACTCCATGATACAGCTCTTCGAGCTATAAGAATATCTGCAAAATCTACTGGGTTAGCATCATCATCATAAGCAATTAATCCTTCAAAAGAAATCTCACCGCTTTTAACACCAGCAATAACCTCTTGGAATCCATTGCTATCTTTTGTAGTTGCCTCAGGCAAATCATTAGAAAGTGATAAAGAACAAGATGTTGAATGTCCAATAATTGTGGATGTTGCGATTGATGTACCATCAGTTAATTTTAGTAGTAAATCAGTGCCATTAAAAATTCCAGTTGTAGCCATTTATTTATTTTTTAAATTATTAATCTTAGACAAATATACAAATAAAAAAATTATACATCTTCCCAGTTTTCTGATATATCTTCCCAAAACTCAAATACATTATCCCATGTTTTGCCCTCACTAGGATCTGTGATACTAAATACACCAGTTAGGTTAATATCTAAGTTAAAACTAGTAGCGGTTTCAAACTCGGCAGTTTCATCTACTGAGTTAATAAACCCCTCACCTCTAACAATTAATTTAGGATTTACATTGTCTTTAAAATAAAAAATTGCTTTTTGTTTAGTTAGGACCATATCGGCTAACTGCTCAAAACCTAAACTATTTGAATAATCAGTTAAACATTCACAACTTAAAGTTCCAGATTTAACACCTGGTATAACCTCTTTCCAACCTAAACTATCCTTGCTAGTAGATTCTGGTAAATCAACATTTACATTGAAACTTGTGCTTTTAGAATGCCCTATAACAGTTGTATCTTTTAATAATAAAAAGCTAGTGGCATTAATAACAGCCATGATCTATTCTTGATCTGGTATGATTGTATATTCGCCAGATGCTAAATCAACTGAGATTTTTCCATACTTTTCCTCAAGTTCTTTTTTAAGATCGTTTTGCTCATCTTCTATTTTTTTTAATTCACCTAGTAAAGATTCTTTTGACTTTTCTAAGTTAATTTTTTGAATAGAAATTGCACCAATATTAGATACAATTTGATTTACTTTGCCTTGATTTTCTTGTAATTCTTTTAATTCTTTTTCCTCTAGTTTGCTCATTTTAATTTATTTAATTATTATTAATTTCTTCATTCCAAGGTGGTGATAATGTTTCATCAACTGGGTTTTTTTGTAATTCAATTTTATCATCAACATATTCTTGTAAAAAATCTATTTCTACTGATTGTGTTATCCAACTTATAACTTCATTTTTTGTTAAATCATCATATTGTATAAATGGGTTTTTTGGATCATAATCAACTCCAGCAGTTCCTATATAAGATGCATGAAAATCTGGATTTTCTTGATCTTCTCCTCTATATATAAAATGAATCATATAAACAACATTTTGATTATCACCTTGTTGTATTTTAGCATCAAGCTGTGTTATTTCCCAAGAATAAGTATTTGCCATAATTTATTTTTTTACAAATTTAACAATTTATTTTAACAATCACCAACAGCTAAAATTGATCCATTGTTACCTACTTGAATCCATTTACCACTAGCACTCGGAAAATTATCATTTGAATAAATAGCATAATATCCAACTGGTGGGTGTGCTGCTCCATTAATTGTAGTGTATGCTGTATATTGTCCGCCACCAGCATCAGGTACTAAATTTTCTGTATCAGTATGGAATAAAACATCGCCACTAGGAATAGCAAAAGCACAAGCATTTGAACTACTTGTACCGCTTACATATTGAAATGCTGTTCTAGTTACAGTTTGATTATATTTGCTAAACTCCTCAAATTCTAAAGGATTTGCACCATCTGGTCGGTTTTCTATTGGATTTAATGTGTTGACTGCTAAATATGAATTACCAGAGCCACTTGAATTACCACCAGATATTCTTTGTAAATCTGACATATAGATTGGACCAGTTACACTAAAAGAATTATCATAGCCATAACCTAATCTCTCTCTTGCTGTTTTAAGCATTGTTATTTCATCTTGTGATATATCTGGACAAGCCATAATTTATTTTTTTAATTCTTTTATTTCTTGTTTTAAACTATCAACCTCTGCTTTTAATTCTTTTATAGCTTCTA